AATTTTTTACAATAGAATCAATATCTTCTTTTCTTAAGCCTGCTTCACCAGGAACATCTGCCATTATTCAGAATCCTCTGGATCCTCAGCTTCTTCAACAGCTTCAGCTTCAGCTTCAGCTTCTTCAATTGTTTCAGTTTCGGGTTGTTTTATTTCTTCTTCCATTTTAAAATGTACTCTTGAATAAAGATGTTTCTGCAGCAGCGCCAGTTGTGTAGGCTCTTCCAACAGTCCATCCAGTTTCAAAATCAGTAGCAGAAGCTAAATTAACTTCTCCAGCAGCAGCTCCCATTGAAACAAAATCACCAATAGTGCATGTTCCTCCAGCAAGGATTGTTGCTTTGAAAATACAATTAGTGATCCCAGTAATAAATAAGTGTCCATCATTTGCAACTTTTTCATGTGCTGCAATTCCAACAATTGGAGTGTCAACATTTCCTGCATGCGCAGTTACAACCATATTATCAGCCAATTCTAAGAAATCTCCTAACGCAATTGCAGAACCATCAGCAACATTAAAAGGAACTCTATCTCCCTTATTTCCTAACAATCTCCAAATTTCTGCTTGCATTGTAATAAAAACAATAATAATAAAGTATTTAAATCTTTTCCCATCTCCATAAATCCTAAAATATATGCATTATTGATGTTTTGGTGATTCAATCGGTGCTTGCACCGAAGATGAATCCGGTTTTTTGACAGGCGCTGGTTTAGGTTTTTTGTATTTCTTTCTTTCTTTCAAAGCAAGTGCATAAGTTACTCTTTGACATTGTTCTGCAACATCCATTGAAATTCTTGTTCGATCAATCAAACTAAATTCTTTTTCACATGCCTTAACAACTATATCCCAATCAGCATATCCAATTTTACTCATATTTCTCTGCCCATGATGCGCCAGTTGAATCTCCAACAGCTTTGATCCTTGCTCTTGATGCTTTTTCCTCATCAGAAAATTTAGGTTGTGATGGTTCAGTTCCTGCAGGACTTCCTCCTCCAAGAGCTTGTAAAGATTCTTTTTTAGCTTGAAGTTTTTCTTCTCTATCTAGAAGCTCTTCTTTTTTCTTATTAGCTTCTTTCATCCCTTCTACAATTTCTTTGGAATCACTGATGACTTTTTCAGCCCCAGTTTCTTCTGTAGGAGTTGCTTCTGCTTTGTCCTCAACCTTTTCCTCTGTTTTTTCGATAATTTCTTCACTCATGTTCATTACCTCCTTACAGTAATCATAATTTATAGAAGCAACACACCTATTTAAATCTTCCTAAAGTCCATTAAAAATAAAGGTGCTCATTGCAGCCTTCTTATTTGTTGGTGTAAGTTTGTAGTGTCTTGCTAATTCAGTAAAAATATATCCTATGAAAAAAACCAAGATTGGTTTGCATAATGCATAAGTTAGCGTCCCTGTTGCAAATGTTGAAACAAACATAATTCCAGATAATATAAAAGCATTTCTTAAAACCTTTCCCCAAAAGATTAATTCTTTATGTATCATTTTTTCCCCGTTGGAGTCAGACTCACATCATTTGGTTTTGCAGCAGATTCTGGCCCATCTTTTGTATTATCTTTCAACATTGTATCCATAATACTTGGAGCAGACTCAATTGTAAATTTAATATTAAGTTGGATTTCTGCAGCTTCTTCATTATATACTTTCATATCCCAGATTTCTTGCTCATAAGAAGTGATGATTACCTTCGCTGATGCTTCTGTTGTTTGTTCTCCCCAACCCATTACAACTTCTGGCATCCCCATCTCTGTCACAAATAATCTTACTAAGAATTTTATGTAAGCTAAACTATTAACATCATTTCCAGAATATTGAGGCTGTGATGATTTTTTGATGTCTTTTAAAACTCCAGCTTTGATCACAATATTTTCAGAATATTTATATGCATTATTAATTGTATCTTCAAGAGAAGATAATTTTGCTGTGTTTGTTGTTTCAACTTCATAGAAATTTATTGGAAAAACAGTTCTGTGATATAACAATTTTAAATCTGCAATCCCTTCATTTCTTGCAAGGATCAAGGTTTCCATAGCTTCTGGCATTGGGATCCCATGGATCTCATCAGCTTCCCTCATGTACATTAAGTGATAAATCTCATCAACATCATACCTCATTACTTTTCCAGATCCAAGATCTTGTTCATAAGCAATAATAATACCGTCGCTGTTTGCAACAGTTGCCATTCTTCCATTATTTAATGGCTTTAGATTTGTTTGGCGCCCTTGATTATCCATGACTTTGTGAGCATAAGAATCTCCGCAGATCATTGCAGTGATCCAACAATTCTTTAAAACAGATCTTGCAGACTCTCTTCCAATTCCTCTAATCCTTTTTAATTTTGCTTTGTTCGCTGCATTAGTTATAAAACTTCTTCCAAAAGTCCAGGATCCAAATTTATTGATCACGGTCCTTAATTCTCCAAGCTTTCTATAGAATCCATTCCATTTTGTAAAATCCGGGATGTAGTAAGTTTCTTTTAAACCAGTAGAAGCTCCATCAGTATCAACAGCATCAACTTCAAACTCTGTACCTTGATTTGTGAAATCTGTTGTTTGACCAGTTCTAAGTTCTGCCATGTAAATCCTTGTAGAATGATGTATTTAAATGTTTTTATACGATTGCAGTGATAATTCCGCCCACAACAGTCACAGTTTTTAGATCTGTTGTTGTAAAACTTCCAGATGCTCCAGAATTTATGCTTCCAGTTACTTTTAGATCTCCATCCATATAAACTTTTTGTTGAAAAACAACATCACCTTCTAAAAATACTCCAGCAGCATTTGTTACAATATGAAAACTTGCTGCTGTTGCCCCTTCATCTCCAGCCTTAACTTGCATTACACCAGGGATCCCAGTTGGACTTATAAATTCAACAACATTTTGATTATTTCTTTTTAATTGCCATGCACTTTGGCCTGCAATATCTGCATCAATATTGATCCTACCTTGAACATTTAAATCATTTTTTATCTGTACATTATAGAATGATGGGCTTTTTAATCCTTCAGAAACACTCCTACTTTCGTCAAAAATTGTGTTTTTATTAATTAGATCATCAACCATCTTAAACTCCCATGAAGTCTTGTACTGATGCCATTCTCAACAATCTTTCAATTTCTCTTGTTCTTGCTAAGTGAATATTTAACATATCTTCTGCTTCAACTCTTGAAGTGTATCCAGCCATTTCATATTTGATTGCTTCAATAGCAATTGCCCTACAAGCATATTCAGAAAACATTAATTTGTAAATTGCACTTAAAGAAGCCCAGTTTGTTACAATATCATATTCTACTAATGCGCAAAGATAAGCTTCAGTGTAAACTCCGACGAGGTCTTGCATTGTTGCAGTATATCCCGCATCAACATTTGCTCCCATGAATCCAGCAACATCTGTTGTATCTGCAATTATTGTTGTGTTTGTGTAAGCAGCCATTTTATTTGTATTTGAAACTATGAGCGAAAATATTTAAATCTTTGCCTTTTGCTAATTCTGCAGCTCTCTTTACTCCCTCAACAATATGTGTATCTCTTCCGGAGATTTTTACTTTATGCAAACCATGTGAATCTTGAACAAGATCCCATCTCACAGATCTGAATGATGCCTTGATGTCGTCCCTGTTATAAAGATGAATCTCTCCCCTCTCTCCCATTGCTCTTAAATTATCATGCATATCTTCATTGTACAATCTTTGTTTTCCCTCTTCTTGATTAACAGAGATCTTTCTGTTATTCATTGCAATAATTTTTCTTCCAACATCCTCATCATATTGTAAATGATCATATATTGAAACTCCCAGGGTTCCGGCTCCGGCATCAATTCCAGATTGTAAGCAATCCCATTTCTTAGTATATTCTTTTATTAGATCTTCATTCTCAGTTGTTAACAACATTTTTTTTGTGAAGTGATCAACCATAAATATATTTTTATTATTAAGTTTTTTCAATATCTCTGAGGTGAAATAATCTCCTCCCATTCTTGCCAAATCAAATCCTCCAAAACATTCTCCTCCTGGGGGGATTTTTTGATTATCCTCGTCGATGTCACAAACTTTCTTGATCCAATCATCACTGTAAAATTGCCTTTTATCTAATGCAGCAATCCCCAAATACTCCTGGGCATAAGCCATCTCAGACATATCATCTTTTTCTTCTTTCAGGAAGGCAATGAACCCCTCTCTTTGTTCCAGGGTCCAGGATGGACTTATCGGCCTCTTGTGCGCAACAGTTTCAGAATCCATTCCCCAAACTTTGAATCTTGCTTTAGGATCCTTCTTGATTATTGTTCTTGCATAATTATTATAGAAATATCCCTCACTTCCATCAAATGTTCCAAACATCCAGATCCTTCCGTTTGTCGTCGCTAATATAGGCTTAGCTGCTTCAAAAAATAAGTCTGGCTGGAATGGAGCTTCATCAACCATCAAAACTTGGCCCTCAAATCCTCTTGAGGATCTTCCAGTATCTCCAACAGGTTTTGCTAATAAGATTCTCCGATTCCCTTTCACTTTCAAAACTAATTTATTTAATGTTGGTTTATCTTTTCCCTTCCCAATAAGCTCTGGACAATCTTCCTGTGCGTAAGCAGTTGCAAAAGCAATTAAAAGTTGCGCTTGATCAATTGTAAGAGATGCACAGACTATCTGAGAAGTTGGATGAGGATTATAATGAGTCTTGAGCCACTCAACAGATTTTTCTGCAAACAAATGAGTTGCTCCGATTCTTCTTCCCTTATATAATAGAATGTGAGCTTCCTCTTCTTCAAAGATTTCTTGCTGCCAGTCATCACGCTGGATTTTCATCAGATCACCTCAATTGTAATCACAGCTTTTTCAATATCTTCAGATTGGATCTTTCTCATTGTGTGCTCAAAAATATATCTGTCATCAACACCCAGGGCATTGAAAATTGAATCAACTAAAAACTTCTCTCTGTTTGCAATATCCTTTTTCTTAACAGATCCATCCTTACATTCCCAGTTTTCAAAAATATCAATAGAAACTCTTAATGGTTTAGGATCTCCCCAAAATCCTCTTTTATCTCGATCAACAATTGCAGTGATCTCTTTTTTTAATTTGTTGGCTTCATTAGTCAAACACTTTTGTTTAGTCCATCTGTTCTGAGTGTACAGATGATTGATTGTCGGAGTCTTAAAAGGAATTATTATGATCATTGTTTATTGTCAAGCATATATTGCGCAACTTTCAAGTATTCAGATGCTTTTCTCTGTTGCACTTCATACTTCACACAAATTTGCATAATAAACTCAGCCTTGTTTAATTCTTTTTTCTTTTTCTTGATCTCTTTCAAAATCTTAAGAACTTCTGCAATTCTGTTTTTCCTTTGATCTCTTAAAACATTATTTACCATGACAATTAGAAGCAACACCATTATATAAAGGTTGTGCTTGAATAGAAATCGCTAGTAGCTAGTAGCTTGCTTATAATCTGATGCTATAGCGCATCACTCTCTGCCTGTAAGGCCTAAATTGGCTATAGCGGAAAAGATTCTTGCTGCTTGAGGTGACCCGTAACCTCCTTATGCTATACAAGCACGCACACACTTTCCTCCTCCCTGTTTCACGACCCTTATTATTACTATTAGAAATTATTATCTTAGATCGAGTATGTTGGCATTGAGAAGATCAATGATGTTTGTACATTCAACCAACTATCAAAATCTCTTCTATGAGATATTTTAGTTTTTGATTGTGAGAATTGCATTAATATCAGAAGATTCTTTTTTATTTAAAGGCTTGTTGTAATTTGAAAATAATAAAAATTTGCCTGCGGGGTTAACATATCTATATTTGTCTAATCTTCAAGATCCGCTTATCTTCTTATCTTCACTCATTGATCAACTCATCAACTCATCAACTCATCAACTCATCAACTCAATAACTCAATTGATTCATTGACTCACTCACTAATCAATTACTCATTAGTATATTACTTATCAGTAGTAGATGCAGTAGTGTGTTGTTACTAGGGAGTTATACATCTTAACTAAGTATCACTTATATAAGGAAGTTGGGGGGGGTGGCGGGCGAGCGAAGCGAGCCCGCCAAGTCGTGGGATAGGAAGGGGCGGAGCCCCTTGCCAAGGCATCCAAAAGGATTCTCGAGTGACTCGGGCTGGCGTAGGGGGGGGACGGGAGTCCCCCGCCCTAAAGCCCCCGAGGCAGGAGGTCCTTTTGAGAGCCGAAGCCAGGGGGGGGTGCACGGAGTGCCCTATCCCGAGCCAGTGAAGGTAACTATCACTGGCGCTGGAAGCGGGCGAGCGGAGCGAGCCCATAGTATATCCAGGCTTGCCTGGCATGAGCGGGAGCGGAGCGACCGCAATAAAATAAAAACAAGCTGGAAGCTTGCTATCTGCCGGGCTGGAAGCCAGGCTATAGAATAAGCGGCAAGCTTGCTTGCAAAATGCTTAAATAGAGCAAATTCGGAGAATTTAGCCCGTAGGGCGGCTATATTTATGCATTTTAGCATTTATTATCTCAGCAAACCAGGCATGCAAGAGTTATTCGGCTAGGCGAATACAAGAAAGCTCTGGCTTTCTTGAAGGCAGCAAACTATATAAAGCTTGCTTTTTGTTGCTGAGATTGGCTCTGTGGGCTTCTCCTGGCGTAGCAAAAAAGGGAGGGCCCTAAAGCGAGCCCTACTTGTCACAATACTCTTGCAAATCTATTTCTAGACTTACAATATCTCCAACTGCTCCTTTCATATAGCTGGGTACTGCATTATACAATTCTGTTAACGCATCCATGATCCTTGATTTTTCACAAGCATCACAACCGCACATGCCTCCTGCATGTTCTACTGTACCCTTCACACATTCTGTATGAAACGCTTCAATAACTGTTGCATCAATTTCCATCATCACACCCCCTTATTCTAATTAACTCAATGGTGTTTTCTTGCTCTCTCACCATGAACTCTGTTCCAGCCTTCCAACCTTTTGGCTTCCTTATCAATATATAAGGACTTTTCATATCTTCATAAACTTTCATTTTCTAGATCTCCTAAAATTTAATTATGTGAGCTTTCACCCACATGAGTGGGGGGAAAGCGACAAAGCCCTGTGGCCGTTTGCAAAAGGGGAACCGACCATTTACGCTTTTAGGGCGAGCAAAGAGCCCGACCAGCGAAGCTGGGAAAAGCCTAAATAGGTCGCGTGAACCCTGCAAACGCCAGGGCGCCAACTCATCTGCATAACTTAAAGAAATAAATACCCTCTAATTGAGGGCTTAATAATAATTAATTCTTTAATCTTTTAATCTTCTGGATGCAATTTCTACAAACATTTTCATAGATGGTTGTAATTTGAAAGTTTTCTCCAATAGTTACTTTTTGATTATTGTTGAAGATGCTTTCATTGATGTACTCTCCGCAGAGATCACAATATGTTTTTGAAACCATTATTCAGATCCAAGAGATGCAACTATTTGCATAAGTTGAGCCGCGGTCAACTTGATTGCTTCCGGAGTTTTCTTGCCTAATTCTATGGCCCAGCCAACAGAATGTCTTGCAATATTCAATCTCTCAGTATAAACAATATTTTCTTTTGATTCAACCTTTTGAGTATTTGCCGGCACCTCAGTTGTCTGAACTGGAGCTCCAGCAAAATTGCCCTGGTGTTCTTGATCAATATCCTTTTGCATTGGAGTCGAATCATTTGCAAATTCCTTTGGCACGATTCCGCAGAATTTTTTAATATTCCAGAGATCATCTTTTGGATTGCAAATCTCAATGCTCACGAGTTTCCCCTCGCTGTCTTTAAGATCTTGAACACATTGTTTTTCTGCATCAGTCTTTTTGAATGAGCTCATCCACTTAATCGATTGATCAGAATATTGACATTTGAATCTAGTATAATCAAATCCTTTAGATGTCTTATCCTCATGTTCGAGAATTATTACTTGAGTTTTTGTGTTTTCCATTTGTAATTAACTTCTTGTATTACCTCCTTTCAATATTATAAAGTTTGTTGAGTTGAATCAGCCTCGGCTTTAGCAGCCATCAAGATGATCTTCTCTTTTTTACTTAATTTTTTCTTAGCATCATCTCTAAGTTTTTTTATCCTTTGAGATTCTCTGCCAAGATCTATTTTTACCATGTTGTATACAAGCAACACACCTTTATAAGTCTTTCCTTAGTTGAAATGTAAAACGCATCTTGCAAGAATATGAGTTCCGCCGCCGGTTGCAGCAACAGATTCAATGCAATGCCCGATCTCATCAAAATGAGTGAAACTTGCGGGGGATGGTGGGCTTGCATTAGTTGCATCAGCATATCCAGCCTCACTTGTTGAAGTCCTCACCCAATTTCCTCTTGTTGCAGCAGTATTGTCTTCCATTGCCACATCAGCAATACCACTAATAACTACCCAGGCTTCAGCTGCATCAGCAATTCCACTCTCTAAAAATACTCCAATACATTCTTCTTCATTCGCAGCAGTTAGGATTGTTGCATCATTTGTTGCAGTGTCCGCCCTTACACATTGCCCAGCTACGCTGTTTGCTCCAGTTTTATTTGTTAGTTTGATTGCAAATCCCCCTAGAGTTGTTAGTTTTATTTTAGGTTGAGAATATACTCCATTTCTTGTTAGATCAAAATCTGTTTCATCTTCTCCAGTGACTATAAAATTATAAGTATTTCCTATGGAAGAATTATCAGAGCAGTTTACATCCTGGGTAATTGCTTCATCAAATCTGTGAGTTATGTCAGTCCCTTCAATTGTGCATCCAGAGATTATTGTAAAATCATTGTTTAACATGTTTATTGCTGGATAAGAATTATCAGTTGTTATGGCTCCATTGTAGATGTGGCATCCCATGAATGTTGTTTTTCCATTTACAATTGTAGTGTTATCCCCCAGGGTAATTATTAAATTATTTGATTCACTTGATATTGCACAATTAGAAAATCTATTTTCATTATTGTTTGAGCTTTCAATAATAATTGCTTCTGCATTTGTCCCAGTTATTTGAGTGTCGGATATGAAGTTGTGTGAAGATTGATCTCTTGTTGGATAATTATCATTTCCTATAAACACTCCTCCCTGGTACCCAGAGATTTGTGCTTGATCAATCATATTAAATCTTGCATGTCTGTTTAAATGCAGTCCATATCTTCCTGCTTCTAAGGCTGTTATCTTATTAAATTTACAGAATTTTGCATAATAAACATGAATTAGATCTCCGGTCCCAGTCCCAGCTCCAGATTGATTTAAGCTTAAATTTGTGATCTCATTGTGTGCATGATAGGTGGTACCGCCATCTCCAACTTGAAAAATTGTAGTATTTTTATTTGCTCCAGTTAATTCAGTGCTTATTCCATCACCTAAAATTACAACACCATCCCAGAGTATTGTTATTGTTGAGCTTATTTTGTAAGAGGTGTTAGATCCCTTAATGTAAACAGTCCCTCCTCCTGCAGCTCCCACTTGATCAATTGCAGCCTGGATCTCTACATCATCAGCAGTCCCATCACAATTAAAATCTCCAGATCCATCATTTGCAACAATTACATAAGGACCATAATCACTAACATATTTTTTATTAACAATATCATTATCATTTACAGGGACTTTCTCGATGCTGCCTTCTCTCAATGATTTTGTTTTTTCAATGTCATCCCTAATATTATCATAACCAGCAGATCCTTTTTTTGTTGGACCAGGAGGAGCTCTAGTTAGATTAGGTTTTATAGAATTAATTACTTGTTTTGCAGTTACCATGAAAAAACTACTTTATTAGATTATTTAAAATTATGCACTTATGATCCCTTTGGCTTTCAGATCATCAACCAGCTGTCCTAAATTATCCATTATATCAGCAGTTGCCCCATTGCAATTGCATGCTCTTGCAGTTGTAGGATCTAAATTTGTTATGGCCCATCCTGTCTGAGCAACAGTTGGATCTACTCCAGGCATAAAAGAAAATTTACTAGAAACTTGTATTTCTCTGCATGATCTAACATTATCTTGTGACATTTTAAGTACTTATAATCCCCTTAGCAATCAAATCATCAATAAGTGTGCCTAAACCATCTCCTAAGACTGCTATAAGCCCGTCACAATCAATTGTTCTGTCAATAGTCTTATTAGTCACAACCCATCCTGTTTGTGCAGCAGTGGGGTTCACAGCAGGCATAAATGAAAATTTATCAGAAACCCAAAGCTCTCTACATGTAACTATATCATCTTGAGTCATTTTTTCTTTTTTTCTTTTTTGAATTTAATAGGATTATCACTAACAATTAAACCAGATTTATCTTTAAGATCATGAGCTTCTTCCATTGTGATTTCTTTTTTTTTATTGTAGTATTTCATTTTTAAGCTGCCTTTAATATTAGAGTAGTCATGATCCCTGCACTATCATAAGATAGGTTTTCAAAGTGATCAGCCACTAATGCATTTAATTCAATCTGTCTGCTCCATTCAGAGCCCCATCCACAAAGATAAGCATGTCCGGTTGGAGTTCCAGTATCAGCACCTAATCCAGCATCAGCATAATCTTCATCAAAATCCCAGTGAGATTGTAAAACAGCAGTCACAGCAGGCTCTGCAGTATTTCCTTTATAATCATCTAATACTTGTTTTGCATTTAAATTAAGACTCCAATATTTTGTATCAGAGATCATTCCATTGAAATCTTCTGAGTGAGTTCCATTACTTTCTTTAACTCCAAGAGCAAATTTATCGCATAATGTTAAAACTCCATACCAAGCAGTTAGATCAGTTGAAGTTGCATTTGTTGCATCAACAGCTATTCCATTAACATATAATATTGGTTGAACTCCATCTTGAACAACAGCGACGTGATACCATGTTTTTGCTTTGATCACTCCAGCTGCAGTTTTAATATCAAATTGAGTTGCTCCTCCATGCCTTAGTGTTGTTTCCAAAATTCCGCCAGCAGTAATATTAAATCTAAAATATTCATTAGCATTATCATTATCTCCAGCACTTAGAAATGTTTGTGTTGTTGCAACAGCATCAACAAATATTCGAGCAGAATAAGTTCCAACAGTATCTCCAGCTGCAACTCTTGCAACAACATGAGCATCAGCTAACATATAATCATCAGTCCCATCAAGAGCCATAGCTTTTCTAGAATTTAGTGATCCTCGAACGACCTCAACATCTCCAGCTGTCATATTAACACGCCGTCAACTTATACGCTGCGTTGTTATTTATTAGAATAGGCACGTTCATGTTGAAAGATTTTATTGTGATTGTCTCTCCCTCTTCCTCAGTCACCTTAGTTGTGATTCCTTGAGCTTCATACAAACTCATTGCAGTTTGAGAAATACAGAATAGAACTGTGTTTTCAGTCATTGCATTACTTTCAATAATATCAAAGTCTGCAATCTTTCCAACAACACCATTTCTTGTAACTCCATCAGTATAAAATTGGCCAGCATTTCTAACAACAGGATTATTCAAAAGCTCCATAAAGTTAGTTGGATGTATTATCATCTTTAAGTTAGTAGTAGTACTCCAGTTATTAAGCTTTAATGCACTCCTTGCTATCAAAATGTCTTTTAATGGTTGCTGTAAACTCTCAGTTGCATTATCCCAAGTAGCAACAGCAGTAGCAGTATTTGTTGTTGTTGCAAGTTCAGTATAAATTGCATTGTCTTCAGATAAAACAATTGCTCTTGCAACCCTTATCAACATTCTTGCTTTAACATCAATCGCAGATAATTTCCAAACAGTCCAATCAAAAGTATGAGTAGCCCCATGGATCTTAACTCTCTCAGCAGTTTCAGTCCAGCTATGATTTACATGCTCAAAAATTGCTCCTTGAGAATTAGTAAAATCAGTGTTAGCAATTCCAGTCACAGACATTCCAACAATATCAGAATCTGTTTCCTGGTAATAAGTATTTTTTTCAGCACTTGTAGGGACGATTGAACAGATTTGTCTTCCTGTAAACATCTCTAATGCGTAATTTTTTACAATAGAATCAATATCTTCTTTTCTTAAGCCTGCTTCACCAGGAACATCTGCCATTATTCAGAATCCTCTGGATCCTCAGCTTCTTCAACAGCTTCAGCTTCAGCTTCTTCAATTGTTTCAGTTTCGGGTTGTTTTATTTCTTCTTCCATTTTAAAATGTACTCTTGAATAAAGATGTTTCTGCAGCAGCGCCAGTTGTG